TAGGAGTATCTTATCTGAAGGAGTATAATACTGCAGATGGCTTGAATCTATCCGGAAGGTCTCCTTGAGGGAAAGTTTGTCAATGATGGTGTATTTGTAACTGTCGTCAAAGGTGTGTTTTTCCTCATCCCATAGTTCAAAGAAGAGGTTATCACGGTTACGGTCTCCGATGGAGCAGATGGAACTCAGGAACTCCGATGCAGTGAGCATTTCCCGCTGAGTCCGGAAATAATCAAGCCCAAGGACATCGCGGTTGACAAAGGTTGAGACACGCATATAGAAGGTGGATTTCTTGCGAAGCTTAGAAAGCAGTGGAGACCATTTGGCAATCAGATTCTGCGCCTGCTGCACCTTCACTCCGTTCTGCAGATTGATCTGAGCTTTGTTGATATACAGGGCAAGTGTGATGATGTCGGCTATATCCTGCTCGTTGACTTCCTTCTCATATTCAGTGAACCAGTTGTCCTCTCCGAGGCTGACACGCCCGATGTCAGATACACCGGTGATGCCTCCGTGAAGGTGGCATTTATGGACTTCGGAGCCGTTGCCAATGCGAGAGGTACGTATTGCAGGGATAATGCGGGTCTTTAATTTCTCTCCCTTGGAATGCTTCATTTCCTCGAAGAATCCATGTACAACGGAGTTTCCGGCGATGGAGTCGGCGCGATCCACAGCGACTGCCTGCAGAACATGGCCATTGGCAAAGATGATGCTGCGCTCCGGCCACAGTACAGGGAAGCGGGGCTGCTTGAAGTGTGGCGGAAGATCCTTTTCACCTACGACATAGTCAAAGCCCTCGGTCAGCATCTGACGGCCACCGGGCGTTTCCTGGCGGAACTTGCCAAGAACAGCCGGGATGACGTTGCTGAACAGGGCTACATACGAACTGTGTGAGATGATAGAGGTCTCACGTGGCATGGCGCCGGCGACACGTAGGATCCTCGGGGCTGTAATCTCTGTCGTCTTTCCGGTACCGCGACCAGCAGTGAAGATCATCTTGTTGCAGTCGATGATCGTAGCCAGTGCCTGGGCGATGTTCTGATATACCTCCAATGCAGAAGGTATCTCTGTCTTAGATTTCGTCATGATCCTGCGGTTCTTCTTCAATTACGACCTCAATCCCTGCCTCCCGGAGCAGCCTTTCCTTCTCTGCAGCTGTAGTCTCCAGCGATAAGATCATCTCACGATATTCCTTGTCTTCATGGCGTTTGGCGATATCCATCAGCTTCTGAGACTTGTAGCCGAGCGCCTCCGGCTTGACAGTGGTGGAGATCAGGAATACAGGCGGAGTCCAGTCGTAATCCATGGATTCCCGTCGCTTGGTACGTAGTTCATGGGCTTTTTCAAGACACTTGAAGGCGGTCATGCACTGTTCCTGACCGATTGCCACGCCTTTCAATCTCTCAAATTCATCAGCGTAGATCATATCCCATGCGCGAGCGGAAACTGCTTCATCCATATAGAAGAACTCAAGGGCATCATAGTAGATTCCTCGTGCCTGAGCTCTGGTAAGCGCAGGATATTCAGTCATGAGAGCGTCTGATGCTTTCTTAAGGTTGGTCCCCACATGATGGATTATGCTGGAAGCAGAGTTGAGATAGAGGATATACTGCTGGATATCTTCCGGAATGGTTGCGCTGACCCTTGAGGAAAGAAATGACTGTATCTCTTCCACCGGGAAACTGCGCACAAGGTCAAGACGGTCTTTCATTTCTTTACAAATTCATTGAATATTTCCCGGTACATGGCGAGTGATGCCTGGTGAAGTTCGAGCAATTCAGCAAACTTTTTCTTCTTTTCCTCGCTAAAACGGTTACTGCCAATCTGGGAGGTATATCTGGTAATATTCAGCTCGATGTTTTTGCGTTCCTCGAAATATCTGTCCGGATCGGAACGCAACAGGTCAGCCACGCGCTCCCTCTCTGTCTTCTGAGCTATGAAAGGGTGCTTTCCGAGGAATTCTCCTGTGCGGTCGAAGGCTCGGAGCTCATCGAAGCAGACCTCCATCCGGACAGCCTTCTCGATATATTCCGACAGAGTCTTATGATCAGATGTTTCACCAAGGCTGCTGTCGATTTCACGAAGCCTGCGATGGCAGTTGATGCGGTCCGTATAGATAAGGTCTGCAGTCTGGACCAGCTTGTTTTCAAGGTCATTCCAACGGATTGAAGGGTATTCCTCAAATTTTGAAGCTTTTTTTTTACTGTCGCGGTGACATTGCCGGTGATCTTCTGCAGAACAGGCTGGCGATGTTCAGCAGTTCTTTCCAGGATATCTTCCGCTGTACACTTTCCCAGCAGTTCATAGACCAGACTCTCGGCAAGCTGCTGTTGGTCAAGGATGATCCTGCCGGCACGTTTGCTCCCGTATGTCTTGAGCATGGAACGGTATGCGTCAATCTTGCTGATCTGAGCAATCTGCTTGCTCAGCTGTGTTCTTTCTGCTATGGAATACATGACTGTCATGTTAAAAGAGGGCTGTCATGCGGCAGCCCTCGGGTAAAAACGATGATGGAGGTGTTATTCAGCCACCTTGAGTGCAAGAGGCTGGAAGAAGCTTTCGTTGGAGAATGTTACGTCGCAGCTGGTGTTGTCTGCTGTCTTGCGTTTGCTGAAGGCAGACAGGAACATCGGCGAGTACGGACGGCCATATACGACCTTCTTCTGGTTGAAACGGTCGGTGATTCTCAGGAAGAATGCTTCTCCGACGTGGTTCTCAAGGAGATTGTCGATGACGTTTCTGTCACCTCCGAGAGTTCCGGTGATGTTGTTGGTCACTGCTGAAGTGATGTCGCCGGCACTGCCTTCTGAAGTTGCAGAAGGAGTGTACTTGACCAGAGTCAGTTCCTTCCATCCGTCGGCATCCTCCTTGAGATTGAAGTCCTCGATGGTGCGGTTTTCCTCATCGATCGCCGGAAGCTGGCTGTAGTCCACATCAGCTTCACGGAGGACCTCAATCTTATTGTAGATTCTTTTTCCCTGCGTGTCCTTATCAGAAACAGCCGGGATGTTGTCGAATGTCTTGATCATTGTGATGATTGGTTAAAGGGGCGGTTTCCCGCCCCGGTTGAAAGAAGCAGAAAGACTAACCTCTTGCCACGTCGTGGAACTTCTGGGTTTCAGCGTCGTAGTAGAGTTTGATGTACTCTCCGGCTGCGGTTGGTGACCATGCTGCGGAGATTTCAGAGAACTTGCCTGATTTGGCAATCTTGGTAGCGTTGGCAGCTGTACCGATTTCGATACGGTAGATGACACCTTCGCGTGCATTCGCGATGTCCGTCAGAGTTGTTGCCCCTGTGTTCGCCCCTGTGCGGAAAATTATTCCGTCCTTCGCATTGGCAGTAGTGGCACCAGCTGCGAGGTCAACTGCCGGCCAGTTCATGAAGATGATCTGATCTGCGTAGTCGGCAGCTTCGAGCTCTGCAAGGGTCTTGCGAGGAACTCCTGAGAAGGTTGCACCCGCGCCGTCCTTCCAGTATGAGAATGCCCATACAGACTCAAGGTCTCTCTGGAAGCCGACCTTGTATGCCTCGCCAGGAACATTCTCCAGCGGCTGGATGTTGCCAGGAATGGTAGCGAAGATGAATGGGAGGTTACCCATTGCCGGTACGAAGACGATAGGGTTCTCGTGGTTAGGCACTACGAACTCCACACCGGAGAAGTTGGCGAGCTGGCCGTAGTTTTCCTTGTACCAAGCCTTGAACCAAGGCATGTGCTTCGCATTCACATAGACTGCATATTCTGCCGGGTTCTTGACAACCTCTGAGAGGCGGTCCATGAATGCTGTGAGGACGTCACCGATGTTGTCTGCGGTATAGGTTGCAAGAGCTGCATCGCGGAAAGGAAGCACCTTGCGGTCGTCGAAGTATGAGAACAGGCGGTGAACGATACCTGTCGCACCGAAGTTAGACGGCATCTTCTTGCCTTCAACAGGCTCCACGCGGTGACCGAGTACCTGGCGCTCGATTCTCTCAGCGCTGAGCTTCTTGGCGATTTCGAGCACGAGCCACTCGATCATAGACCACTTGATAGGGTCTGAACCGGATGTGTTCAGGTAACCGAGGTATGATGTCTCGATCCACTTCATGCTCTTGAAGAGGTACTTGAACATCACGTCGTGAACCTGTGCCTTCTCAGGAACAAAGCTGATGTGTCCCTTGCTTACCTTCCCTTCCTGGTATGCCTGTGAGAGCTCCTCGAAGAGAACGTTGGTGAGGACATCACCGTCCTGAATATTGGAGCGCATAGGGAAGATGGCAGAGATGGATGGGAACGACGCGATGCGTGCGATGAGGGCATCCTGACGGCGCAGGAAGTAGCGTGTTCCGAGTTCCTCATCCTTGATGAGGTCGTAGTCCATTGTGCCTGCCTTTACCTGCTCAAGCATACCTGTGCTTGCGAGCATTGCGTAACGGCGTGCGAGGGATTCTGCGTAGTCTGCGAAAGCATCCTTGAAGGCTGCTTCGTCCTTTGATGTCGCTGCTGAAGGAATGGTTCCTGTCATTGCGATCTTGTTCCAGCGCTTGTCGGCTGCGAACATCTCGTGCTGCACGCCGAATGCGTGTGTTGCTGTGTGAGGTCCGCTGATGCGGATGGTCTCAGTCACTGTTGCCTCTGGCTGCTCAGGCTGTGCCTGATTTCCGAGGGTGTTGATGGTCTTCTTCATCTCGTCGATGGATGCTTTGATTGATGAAACGATGGTTGCGACATCGGCTCCTTCCGGTGTCTCGACATTGAGTGCGGAGGCAAGTTCCTTGAACGCCTCTGCCATAGCCTGGTTGTCGGCAGCTTCCTTCTGCTCCTTCTGCCAAGCTTCCAGATCGTCCTTGAATGACCCCTTTGTGGAGTCCTCATAGGCTTTGATGAGGGATGCCTGCTCTTCGGGAGAAAGCTCACCTGCGGCGAACTGGGGACCCAGTCCGAGGAGTGCAACTACGGCTTTCAGATTCTCGAGGAATTTCATTAGAGTTGGATTTTAAGGTTGTTAATGTCTATTGTTAGTTCGTCTGCCGGTGCCGGCATAAGATTCTGTAGCTCTGCTATGACTTCTTCCAGAGTGCTGCGTCCGTCGATAAGTCCCTCCGGCATGGCATTCATGGCGTAGTAGATCTTGCCTCTGAGAGCTTCGGAGTTCTCGGCTATTGAGCGGACACTGCACACGTCGTCGATGAACTGCTTTGCGAGAGGATCCAGACGGGTCTTGATGAACTCTTCTACCTTTCCGTCCAGAACGTCCTTGTATATCTTGTTCTTGAGGTCGGAATATGAAGAATAGAGCTCGACTTCCTTGACACCCCATTTCTTCATTGCCTCGCGATCATCGTAGAATGTGGACATCACTCCTATGGATCCGACGTTTGAGAATATGCTGGAAGCGTAGATCTTGTCAGCTGCACAGGCAATCCAGTAAGCTGCTGAAGCACCGCAGCTGTCGATGAGGGCGATACATGGTTTGGTGAGAGCCTTGACAGCCTCGAAAGCCTCATGAACGAAGAACACCTCTCCGCCCGGAGAGTCTATGTGCAGCAGGTGAGCCCCGATGGCAGGGTTTGCCTCAGCTGCTTTAAGATCCTCGATGAAGTCCTCTGTGGAGAATCTCCACCAGCTGGAGTACATGACCGGACCGAAGATGGGATGATATGCGATGGATCCTTCCTGA